CCCCTCCTCTCGTAGTGCGGAAGCATAATATAACTTGCTTTACGGCACTATTTGCGTTTCGTAAGACTCAGGCGTATGGAACAACGCCGTCGTCCGTGTGTTCCGAAAGGAAACACATGCAATACAATACCACGCTCAGCTCCGGTCCTGACGAATCTTATCAGTTCGGAGATGATTATCAAGGTTGGTGGTCTACTACTCGCCACTTTAGGTATCTTGCGAATTTGACTTATAAGGAAACCAAAGGGTACAACACCCCAGGTTTCCACAAGATGCTAAGGGAGAGTAAACTACTACCTCAAACGCCTTTTGAGCAGAAAAGTCTGCAAATTAACGACACCAATGGTAAGTACTTTATTTCCACTCCTACTCATTCACAGAGTAGCGATGATGGAATTCCCATTCAGTATTGGGACCAATGGGGTCAAGACTTTAATGGTTACTTCGGTGCTGGCAGACCTTTAGCTTATCCCAGTGAATATGAAATTGGGGAAGCTGTTGGTCGTTACCTAGACAGCGATGTACTTGCTGTTGAGGCAGCCGCGGCACTGTACTCAGAAGGATTTGATTTCCTAACCTTTATTGCCGAGATGAAAGAAACTGTCGACATGATCGCGAACTCTGCAGAAACCATAGTTAAACTATGGCGCAAAGCTCGTGGGAATAATCCCGTCGAACGTATGAAGGCAGCTTCTGATGCTTGGTTAGAGGGAAGGTATGGATGGGCACCCGCAATCAGAGATGTCAAAGACATCAATGACCTGATTCTCAAGGAATTAGAGAATAAGGAAAGAACTCAAAAGTTCTTTAATAAGGTCTCATCTGACAAGGTTCTGTATGAAACGGACACTTCACACACCATTAAGGATATTGGTGTGCTCCGTTATACGTGGATGCGTAACGACGTATATGATCTTAAATTACGTGGTCATGCATCCTCACAGATAGAACCTTACGAGTTCCTCGTTGACCCCATAGTTACATCGTGGGAGCTAGTCCGTTTTTCTTTTGTTGTGGACTGGTTTATCAACGTTGGCTCGGTGCTTGCCGCGTGGCGAGCGAAACAACACTTTAGCGACCTACAGACCGCCACTTCATATTTGCTTACAATAACAAGCAAGACAAAGTGTGAGGATGTGTGGGCTGCTGATGGATATGAATTTTCCATCTATGACGACAGAGTAGCAAAACTTGTCCTCAAAAAGAGGATTCCACAGGTTTTGATACCCGTTCCGCAACTCAATGTAAATCTGAGCCTCAATAAAGCTATTGATGCTACAGCTTTACTCTACCAGATGGCACCTCCGTCTGCGAAATGGAAAGTAATCCGTTCCATGCGCAAACTCAAAGAGATGCTTTCCACTTAATTAGGTAAGGAACCTAACCATGGCCAATCACACAGCAACTTTGGCACTCCGCTACGTTAGCGGGTACACCAAAGAATACCACTTCGCTGGCTCTTCATATGCTCAACCTCTCGTGCTCAGAATTCGGGAAGTACCTTCAAAAAGTGCTTCACGAGTTCGCCGTACCCACCAGACCATTACTTTTGCGGTCACGGATGCGGTTACAGGAGAAGTATTGACAGAGAAGGCGCGGCTCACGGTCCAGTACGACTTACCGGAACGAGCAGACACAACAGAGATTGCCGCTCACGCAACTGCGTGTGCAGATCTCATTGGAAGCGATCAATCGATCGCTTATTGGAAAGGCGAGGCGTTTGACGCCGAACCAGTCTAAACGTCTGCTTTCATAACCTCCACAAAATGAAGAGGTTTAGATCCCAAATGTCTAATCAACATTTAAGTAAGGATCTTAAGTTCCCGTGCGTCTATGAAATATGCACTGGATACGTAAAGAGTCAAGCTCCGTATATAGAGCACGATTTCGGCATGAAAGTCCTTGAGCTTGTTCGCGTCAAGAACTGGAAGTCGCTATCGTCTCTATTCCTAGACCATTTGCCGGATTATCGAACGGCACACCAAGCAAGAGTCGCTAGTCAAATTTCAGCGCTCTTTAAAAAGAATGTACAGTTTTCCGATAGGAAAATCTGTGCCTCTTCCGCCCTAGAAAGTTTCAAGGCGTCCGAAAGGATATGCTTGGAGACTAACCGTCGATGGGCTTACCCATACGAGTACTTCTCTACGCCAACACAATGTTGGCATGGAGATCGTATGTGGCTCAGGCACTTATCCATAACTGGATGGGAGCCAGACATGTTTAGTCAAGTCGTGCAGATGCAAGATAATATCAAGCATGTGCTCGGCGATATAACGGTGATGTTTAAGCAATTCACATCACTGTTAAAGGTCACAACAGGAGCTAGCGCGCATAATCCTCGTTCTACATCACAACCCTGTATCAAATTGAGCAGAGTGCAGATGGAGACCTCAGAGGCAGCGAAAGACGCGTCTTCTGTTTTGTACCAGTACTTACATGGTACACGTCCAGAAGCAGATGTGATATCTATATGTGATCACAACCGCGTCCAGTTTGTACCAAAGACGTCGTTGACCGATAGGGCCATAGCATGCGAACCGACATATAATTTACTCCTTCAAGGAGTAGTCGGCAGCTTTATGCGTGCTAGGCTTAAACTTTTTGGAATTAACCTATCCGATCAACGCCCCAATCAAAGGCTGGCCCGTGAGGGCTCACTCAATGATTCTTTTGCTACGGTTGACTTACAATCAGCCTCCGACACCATCGCTACGAACGTCGTGGCAGCTTTATTGCCGCCACAATGGTTCAAGTTCCTTGATTCAATTAGGTCAAAGCACTATAGCATTGGCCATGATATTGACACGGAACCATACCATAAGTTTTCATCGATGGGTAACGACTTTACGTTTCCCCTCCAAAGTCTTATTTATTGGAGTGCGTGTAAAGCCGTAGGAAGCAAAAGTCCTGTCGTGTACGGAGATGACATTGTTCTTGAATCGTCTCTGTACCATAAGGTAGGGGAACTTCTCAACCATTTAGGTTTCAAAGTCAATCACGATAAATCCTATTATACTGGTCCTTTCCGTGAAAGTTGCGGGAAAGATTATTTTAATGGGTGTGATATACGTCCTTTCTTTTGGCGTACTTTGGAATCTAAGGCGGACCTCTGTCACATCATCAATGGATTGATTGGTGTGGTAGAGCCATCTGGATTTGAGGATGTTTTCATTAGGGAACTTGCAAAAGTTGCCAAAGAAAACAATCTTCATGTCGTCCCGTTTTCGGACAACACCCGAGAGGGTGTTCATGTTAACTGGCGCGATTTTGTAACTTCTAGATGGTGTACATATGTGACTCCTAAAGTGTCTCATCGTATGATGGGACGCACTAAGGTCAAATATGTATCATCCGGCCGTGCCGCCCCGGATGGGACGGACATTCTCCTTAAGACACAGGTTGATAAACACGGAGATACCATTTTACGGGTATTTCCGAGTCCTGATACTTTTATTTGTAAGAAGTATCGAGATCAGCTTCGTGTGGATAAACGTGCGTATGATAGCCATGAGGGACACATTGTTTTGTTCCTCGACAGCAAGAAAGCACGTTTATGGCAAGCCGGACATGCCAATAAACTTTATCTTTGGCTATTCCGTGCTTCTAGAATGCACCCCCTTTCAAGAGCTGCCATGTCGGCAGAACTAGTTACGTCTACCGAAGTGTTTGGAATGACCCATTACGTAGGGTCACGGACACAGTACTGCAAGTTAAGTGCTGGCCAACCGAATGAAGATCATGATGCTATGATGGCATCATTCTTTAATTCACTGATCTAAATTCCAATTGGCATCTTGGGCCAGTTTAAGCCACCAAGACGAGAGACT